AACCCTCAAAAAAAGAAATCTAAAAAGAAAAAAAATAAAAAGAGGTGCGCACACCCTGATTGTAAAAAAAAATTAAATCTAACGGACTGGGCGTGTAAATGTAATAAAAAATTTTGTTCGGTACACAAACCTATTAACAAACACGGTTGTTCCTTTGATTGGAAAATGCAACAATTTAACTTTCTTAAAGAAAACTTAGATAAGGCTAAAAGTATTGATACAAAAAACTTCGTTAGTATTTGTTAAAAAAAATCTTTATACATTATATAAATGAAGTTAATCGGTAACAAATTTTTTATCAGTATACTATTGGGAACAACTGTTATAGGATCCATATTTTTATTAAATAAAAAATATAATTTACAACATTATATATTTAATCAAGACATTGATGTGGAAATTTTCGATAACGATCCAGAAAACGGACTAACTGTCGGCGAAGATCATTTATCCGAGGAACTTATTGGTAGTAACGACGAAGAAACATTTGAGAAAGAAGAATTGGTAAAAGAAGAGGATAAAGAAAATAAAGTTATAATTTCTAATTTATTAGTTAAACCAACTATAGAATTAATTGAAGAATTAACTGATAGTGAACTAAGTGAAAGTAGTACAAGCGATATTGATGTATAAATTTTTATAGTCTGTTAATCCTTTTTATATTATATACCCATAGATTATTATCAGTGTCATATCTAATACGACCATGAGCTCTATAAAATGAACAGAAGTGTCGTCTCCATATTGCCATTAACAAATGGACAAATTTAGGATCTTTATCTAATTCCTTTGAGATAAAGTCCGTACTAAGACATGCTTTTTCGGTAAAATAACATTTTTTTATAAAAAGACCCTTGATCTGTGCGTGTAAATCCATATTATTCTTATAAAAAGTTAACCATTCGTCACTTTTCCAAAGATCCTCATCTACCATACCATTATCCTGATACGTCATTTATTTAGAGAGGATAAATTAATATTTAATCAAATTTTTATGTAATTAAATATTAATGAATGGAAAAACTTCTGAATATGTTACATTAGTAACAAAACCTATTAATATTTATAACACACACGTCATTGTTACTGAAGATAAAATAATGGACATATTAGAAACGTGCTATAAAAATACAGCTTTTTCTACTTTCCCGTACCTTTATAACGGTTTAAATTCGGAAGAAGCTATCACTCAAACTAAAAGTGGTAATTGTATAGCACTATCTTTGTATGTAAAAAAACATTTAAAAAAAAAATATGATATCAATAGTTGTCTGATACCCGCTACTATTCCTAAAAAGTATCAACGCGATGGTTATTTAGACATTTCCCATGTAGCATTATTGATACCGATTGATAATTCATCTGATGATAATGGAGTTTTTATTGCAGATCCGGCATTCTATTTTTTAAACCCTATCGAAATTAAAAATTTTAATCCTCGTGTAGTATTTAGTAAAAATATTTATACCCCAGAAACAAATAATAATATAGAAGATTTTGTCAGTATAAGTAAATTAATAACTAAACTCTATCTTTATGATAAAGACCAGCACTTTAATGAATGGCAAACAATAAAGAAGGGTACATATTATGTTAATTGTTTTGAAATGAATGACCCCCACGATAGTTGGAATTATTTTTTAACAGAAATACAAAATCCGGACGAGGCAATAACGGGATTTTTTTTAGACCAACAGGACCCATTTATTACAACAATAGACGCCGACAAATATGGATTACCTCAAATGGGTGGATATTTAAAAATTAAAAACTCCGTATTAACTTACTCTAAAAATTTAAAAACACCCCAAACGTATAATATCAAAAATATAGATGACCATACATTAAAAGAAATTAATAACGATTTATATCCCTTTTTTAAAGGTAATTTAAGTAAATATTTAAAATAATTATAAATAAAATAAAATATTTTATTTATAAATCTACCAATAACATATCACAATCCTCATTTGAACACATATTGTCTGTATTTTTATTGATTGTGTCGCAGAGCGGACACATCCACTTATCCGAAGAAATCTCTACTTCGTCTTCACTGTCCTCCTCTTCAGTTTCCTCTTCATCCTCGTCAAATTTAATTTTGTGTAAATAACAATCTAGGACCAAATTTCTATATTTGGATAGTGCCTTTTCATTGTCTAAAAAATTACCATTAAACTCGGGATTAGCAGTTTTAACGTCTTCATCACAACTATCAATAAGGGAAAACAATTTAACGTATTGTAAAAAATTCGCATTGAATTCTAAATTGGAATCCACAAATTTACCGATTTTAATCCTTTTCCCTTCCTCTAAAAAGTTGATAGAAAAAAAGGAATAATAATTGTATAAAATAGAGTTATTTACAATTTCACGCTTCGATTTAAGCGGAAATACAATACATTTGAGTTTAATATTATTAAGACCTAATTCAGCATTATTTATTGTAAATTCAATAACTTGATATTTTACACTGGCGTCCCGCATAGTTTGTTTTTCCTTTTGTATGTCACTATCTAAAGTATATGTCGCTTTCACGAGAGGGTTAAATTTATAAATATATCCGTCCTCATCTCTTAAATTATCAATTACAATATCGGGTTCATGACATTCCAATTCTCCTAAATGTATGGGGTCCGAAGTTCTATTTTCATCTAAATTTAAGACGCAATCGACAGCGCTCTCTTTTATTAAATATAAAAATTTATTTAATAGTCGTTCTTTTCTAGCGGCGATTAACATTAAATATTCGTCGGTACTTTTTCCCTTGTCAGTATGATTAACTTCATATGTATATTTAGATATAAGTCTTACAAAATAATCTATACTTTCCGCATATGATTTTTCTGCCTTTTTTGTATCGCTTGTATCCAAACTGTTTATATCGCTGACTAATTGTACTACTTCTGGCGACGTTAATTGTTGTGAAGTAATTGTTTCTAACTGAGTATTTGAAAATTTACACATATACGAAAAGACTTTAACATTTCTATCTTCCTCATCTAAAGTTATATGTGACCGCACACGGCGTGCACGCCCAACTACTTGATTAAGTCTTACATTATTCCAATACGGTTCCATTATATGAACTTGTCTTACATTTGCTAAACTAATACCTTCTGCTCCGGACGAGGTGGCCAATAAAATAAGACAGTCTTGTCCATACTTATTATTAGTATGATTGAATTTTCGAAGAATATCGATTCTTTCTTGAGTGTCGGTTTGTTTTCCTGTCCATAACACAAAACGGCATCTACTTAATTCGCTAAAATTACTAGAGGGAATAGAAATTAAATCTGATTTTCTAAATTCTGAAAAATCTCTATTTTGGTACATAATATCGATAGTGCATTCTTTTGTGATAAAAATTTCAGTAGAACTGACAGATACTACCCGATGAGTTTTGGAAACAATTTTACCACTACTATTTTCTTTTGTCCACCTAATAAGATTTCCTGGTTGCAAATCCGCGTCTATATTAAATTCACCTATATTTATACGTTTATTTGAGGTAATGGTACACCACTCCTTGATTTCAGTACTATCTCCATCTAATTCTAATAATTTTCTATTCCATTTTAATTCTTGAAACCCATTTTTTTTTAATACTTCAGTAAAGATACGAATACCTTCTGCTGTTAAATATTGGGAATATACAAAAACTGAACCAGGTGATGTAACTATATTTTTAAATATCGTCGTATATTTGGGTGATAACCAAGATAAATTATATGGGGTCTTCGCAATTAATGCATTAAAGTCTAAGTAAACATCACTTTCTACTAAACGATCAATCTGTCTCTGTAAAATTTCATCATACTCCTCATCAATAGTTATATCTTCAAATATATCTTTTTTATCCGATTCCAAATTATAACTAAGATAAAATCTATTTACTTCTTCCTTTATTATACTTAGTTTACTATCTATATTACCGTTTTGTATAATAAAATCTTTATGAATTTCACATAATTCCGATATCGTTGTGCATAATCTCATTAAAAACTCTCTATTTTTATCTATAAGAGAATCAATTTCTATTAGATTATCCACTGAATCAGAATGAATAGTAATTTTTATTTTAAGGGACAGTATTTCTACTTCTTTTTTAGGAGAGGTTTTAGTCGGTGGTAATTTTATATTATTTTTTATATATTTAACTAAAAGCATATCTGGTTCATATGTTCCGTCTTCTACATAAGATTTAATAATTTCTTTTGTCAGGAGTTTTTTTAAAAAGTTTGTTTTTAATTTATACAAACTCTTAATTTTATTGGCTATTTTTTTATGTAAAGGGGTTTTGTAACTGTTAATAACTGTTTCAGATGCAGATAAATTTAAAAGTTGCTCTATTTCTGTCATTATATACTCAATGTCGTATTTATTTTTTTTTGTTACTCTTGTAATATCAGGAGGGAAGGCAAATATACTGAGTTGACGAGTTGCAGTTTTAAAGGACGATTTTATGTTAGCAGAACCCTTAATAAATTTATCCAATCGAGAGATCTTTTCTTTTTTGCGTTCTTCCTCCCGCTCATTGCAATATTTCATAAATTGATATATACTGAAATCTAATAATTGTTCTTCTTTTTCTACTTCTGGGAAAATACTATTACCTTCATTGTCTTTTTGACGTTCGTTATAAAAAGAAGTCATACCAGTAATATTATTTTTAAAATTCCTAGCAAACATTACATTGTCTTCTTGGTCAATATAGGCATCTTTGAATAATTGTATTTGTTCGGTAATAAACTGACCGTCCCCTAATAATCTCTGTTCCCATGAATGGGAAGTATCGACAATAGTATTGAATATCGTGTAAGCATTGGTATTATTATATTCAATTACATAAGCAGGAAAGGTTTTTTGAAAATCTTCAATAAAGTTTGTGACAAAATCTTTATCATTAAAATCATTTAATTTGTTTTTCACTACACCCACGTACTCATTAGCAACAATATTTTTGATAAATCCAGTTGGTATTCGGGTAATTTTTAAAGTATTTTTAGTTAATTCAAAGCGATCAACAATAGCGTACGTTTTTAAAAAGTCATTTATTTTAGTATTATCCAATGAAACTAACGTATCCTTTGATGAAAGTTGAAATTCGAAGGATTTTATTAACCCCTTTAAAATATTATATAAAATTGAAAATTCAAAAACGTCATTAATACTGGGTGTGCCCGATAGACCAACAATTTTGACGTTTTCTGCTCGAATAAGAAGTTCAAATATTATACCACCATTAAAATTAACGCTTTCGGAATTAGGCATTATAAGCGATATTAAATTATGAATTTCATCTATAACGACGACCTTATTATCAAAAGGATTTTGAATTTCACCATTATTAATTTTAAGCATAATTTTATTAATATCAGCAGGAGTTATTTGACTTGACGTTTTATCTCCTATAAGTGTATTAAAATTAGGTATTAAATTTTTTAAAATATTTATAACCGTGTATGCACCAGCGTTGTACGAACATAAATGATATTTATATTTGAACGCCTCTTTAATTTGGCGACAAATATTCTTTTTATCTAACTCTGAAAAATCGTTTGTTATTACATGATGTAAATAATTTCTAATATCACTTATTGGAACAATAACATTTGCCTCACCTTTCATAGCAGCACTTTCGACATATTCTGGTTGAGGTTGTGGGAAATCAGTATATTTCATACTGTCTAAAACTTTAGAAACTTCAGTAACTAAATCAGTCGCCATTTTTGCCGCCTGACTTGCCATATCACTTGCTTGAGATGCCGCTAAAAGTCTTGCCGCCTCAGGATGTTTTTCATAATTAGGATTTTTAACACCCTCTTTTAAAGGACACGTCCTCGATGTCGTACCAAGTGCCTTACATAAAGAACACATACCTCCTCCTATTTGTTCAGCGTCTATATTCGCCAAATACATTTGGTCGTTGCTTATTTTAATAATTTTATACAGGTTTTTATCAAGTTTATGCTGAATAATATCGCCTGTTTTAAATTTATTATTTAACAACCAAATCCCTTCTCCACCCTTGTACTTGATTTTTATTTTTTCAAATAATTCATATGATACCCCTAACTTTTCTAATAATATAAGCAATGAATTGTTTAACGAGTGCTCTGTATTTATTATAAACTTGCCAATTATTTTTTCTTCGTTGTCGCCCAAATTATTTTCTTTATATCTGTTGTATTTTTCGTAATTTGTTTGATTAAAGTCTAAACCAGTGGAACCTAAATAGGCCAGTTTTTTAACCAAAGTATCGTTAATCCACTTATATCTATGATACATTGTATCATTTTCTAAATAAAAAAATTCCCAATTTAAATATGGTTTAAATAAACTTTCACCAAATCTTTCAATTTCTTGCAGATAATTGATTTTTAAAGATGCAGGCAATAAAATAACTATCTTTTTATTTTTATAACCATTCGTTATTGCTATAGAGGCCCCTGATTTACCAGAACCTAACCCATGATATAACAATAAACCTCTGTAGGGCGTATTATCATTCAGATAATCCGACACAAACTTTTGTTGATTAGACAAAGTTATATTATGCAAAATAGACTTATTTGATTTTACTAAACCATAATTTTTTATTATTCTAGGTGGAATAATCATTGATTTATTTGAAAATTTCCTCATAAATTTACTAAACCCCAGTCTATTATTTAAAACATAACCTTCTGGAAATTCTTCGGGAAGTTCTTTTAAATCAAGTCGATCATAATTATCTAAAATAATTAATCCCTTCAAGCGGTCTTTGATTTCATCTAATTTAATTTTTATGGCAATACTATATACCTGCCAATATTTTTTAAATTCCGGTAACCCGTCTATGTCCGGATAATTAGATATAAAATATTTTTCTAAAAGATTAATATCCGCTATTATTTCCAAAGAAGGAAACATATCCATTAATTTACAATAATAGTTAAGATTTTCTAATTTCATAGAAACTATAGTAAATATATCGGTTTCGTTAATTAAAGCATTCGATATTTTATTAATTTTTTGCTCTAATTTAGATTTGGTTGCGTGCATATAACTATATGATTTTTTATGAAATGGTGGAATAGATTGGTATTGTTTCGTATCTGTTTCTAATAAAACCTCGAAATATTTATCCGATATTGTTTTAGTTTTTTTTGGTATTTTAATGAAAGATACAGGTATTTGAAATGCAGATAAAACAGTGTCTTCCGGATCTTTTTTAATAATTGATCTGTATGTTTTAATTTTCATTATTATAATATAATAAGATTATTACATAAAAAAAACCAATAAAATTATTAAACAGAATTTTTATAGTAGTGTATTATAAAAAATATTTTATAGTTTTAATTAATGCAACTATTAAATTATAATTTAAAAGAATAGTCCTTTATATTTTAAATATATATGAACGTTATTTCTTTAGGATATACATGTTATGTGAAATCATTAATACAGGAGAGTAATTTAAAAAAAAATACAGATATTTTTGATTGGATGAATTCTTTCGAATTCAATAAAAATATAAAAAGTCTAGATAATAAATTTAATATTTTTGAAAATATAGTAAAATCTCCTATAGATATCGATTTAAACTCTAATACTGTGTATTATAACCCAATATATTCTTTTAGATTACCTCATGAAACGAATTTAAATGACAGTAAACAAAACTATGCAAGAAGATATGAAAGATTTATTAACTACAAAAATAGTAATGAAAAATTTGTTTTTATTAGGCAAATAAATAGAGGTCGTTATGATGTTCCAGCAGAAAAATTAGAAAGTAATTATAATGATGAAATGTATGCAAAAATAATTTCATATCTTCCCGCACAATCTATAATTTTATTAATTACTGATGAAAAATTATCATTAGATGATAAGAGAAATATATCAGACAATTTTATTTTACTCGATAATAGTATTTCACCAGAACACATTGCTTATGGTGATTATTTATCTTATAAAAATGATATAATTAAATATTATAATGAACTATTCAAATATATAAATAAAAATTTCAATAAGATAGATATTAATATTATGAAAGAATTAATTAAAAATGAAAAAATTGGTATTAATCAGGACATTGCACATGTAAAACGGGTTAAATGATTCTTCAAAAAAACTTTGTCTACTATCTTTAAAGTTTATATGATATTTTTCTTTGATTTTATTATACAGAATTTTTAATAGTTTTGTAAAGAGAAAGAGTTTTATTTCCTATTAATTTTAAAACTCTAAATTTATTAAAGTTGTAGTCGTAATCAACTTCCACATTAAATACTGACTTTTTTAGTAGTTTATTAATTATTTCACTTGATATCTCAATGGTTTCTATACGCGCGATTCCCATATTTTCATACATAGTAGCATCTTTTTTAGCAAATAAATTATAGATCCCATAAAATTTAGTTTTCCTCAATTCTAAAATAAATATACCTGACTGTTTATGAACGTGTTTAACATCATTTTTCAATGTATCTGAATTATTTAATTCTTTACGTTTTTGCTTAATTAAATATGCATTATTATCAGGCAGTTCAAAAAGCGCTATATTACTGTTATATCTAATAGAACGTTTATCAAGATGAAAATAAATAGGGATTTTATTTATAAATTTTATCGCCTTTAATCTGAGATTAGTTTCATTTAAAAATGTGTCAATTTTATTAGGACTGATAAATTTTTTACAAATGACCTCGCACGAATCAAGTGGGGTACGGTTTATTTCTCGGGTAATTTTATTTATCATTTTAATATTATTACTATTTGAATAATTTACTTTAGAACCCTTGTAAATCAATAAAGTATCTATAATTAAATACCAACTAGAACCCTGTCTATAAATTTCGGCTGTTAATAAAGTGTCATCATAAAGTATTTCATTAAAATGCAGCAGAACTGCTACAATTTTAGGATAAATATTATTATCATTAATAGTTTTTTCTATAATTAAAGTTACATTTTCGCCAAATAGTTTAGTTAAAAATATTAAGCAAGGTTTTCCGATAGTTATATATGTTGCTAACATACCAGGGTGTTTAATAGTATGTATTAGTCTATCCGAATATATTTTGTAATTATTATTTAATACATTATATCCTAACATCTTATTAATTTTTTTTAAAAAGTTATATTTATTTCTATCATTTTTTATTAAAAACCCATTATTATTGCAATATTTAATTTTAGTTGTATCCATTATATATTTATTAAGGTGAACTTTTAAATATTTATTTAAATCAATTTTATACTAATGTAAACACTAACATTAATTATAATTACTTTAACATAAAACGCTATTTAAGTATAATGATTAAACAATTAATCAAAACAATTGATATAGGACCATTCTCTTTAAAAGAATACAAAGACGTTAAATTAACAACATATAAAGAGCGCCCTGAAGAATTAGATTTTTTAATAGATTGGTTATTTAATTACGTTGGAAATAATATAGTTAATATATTAGAAAGGAGGTCATACTATTTACAAGAGAATAATATAATTATCGACATACAATATTATGCAGAACAACTTTATAGTAAATCTGCTCTTAATAGACAAATTACAAAATTTGGTTCAACGGATGATAATTGTAAACCAATTACTGGGGAACCAGTATGGATATGTCCACCAGAAGAAAAAGATGTACACGCTTATAATGATAAAAAGAGAAAGGTATATTATAAATTAGAAAAAAAACTTAATTTGTATATGAGTGATAATAAAAGTGATTTTAAATTACCAGAAATAAAGGTGGAGAAAAACAAAGTTACTACCGTTATTAACAAAAATGGGTTTAAAATTTTTAAAGTCAATAAAGAGACTCTGAATCGTATAAACGAAAAAAAACCTGAAAAAAAACTATATAAAGTCGTTTCAAATATGGGGGACAAATCTTGCTCATTGGTTATTAAAAATATACCTAAGCATATGAACCGAGATAGGGTTTATAAAAGTATTAGAGCGATGTTTTTAGAATTCGGAGGTATAAATAAACTAACTATTTTAAATGATAAAATAGATAATTCTAAATTATTAGGAATAGGTTTTATCGATTTCTATAATTCGGATTGTATAAATAAAATTTTTAATTCTGGAAAGAAATTTGTATTGGACCACAGCATTTTATTATTGGAGCGACAAAAAAATAAAAAAAAAAATTAAAATGTCGCAAAGTTTTCGTATCCACCAAAATCATCAAACGCTTTAATACTGTCAAATGGTTGAACAGTTTCATTCTCATTGTTATTTTTATTGTCAATATCTTCTTTTATTTCTGCTACAAAATCCTCCGTATTGTAATCGCCGCCTTCGCTGTCTTCACTGTCTTCACTAAAATATTCATTTAAATTTAAATTTTCTATTATGGGTGCCAAAGTTTCTTTAGCACTGATTTCGGGAGTGGCTAAAAATTTTTTTAAATCGCGTATAGTGTCATTTTCTATATTACTATTAATGTCGTCGAGCGATATTATAGTATCTAAATTTACATGCGCATCACGCGCTATATTTAATGGTCTAAACTCGTTTTTATTCAAATTAAATTTCAATTTATGATGAATATATAATAATAGAGATAGATACAATATGGTAACTGCAAAAAAACTTAAATTCATTTATATTATATAAAGATTATTTAATAAAAAAATAATCTAAATATAACTAAACAAATATTGTACAAATGCTTAATGAACAAGATAAAAATATATTAACCGATAAATTTATTGCTATCCTAACAGTTCGTGATATCACGACTGAACTTAAAACATTGGATGAGGAGACATGTATATCCGTCTTTAATGAAATAGTAGAGTGTATTAAATCGTTGACAGATATTGGTAAATATCTTAAAAATACTGACACTGAAGAAAAGACCGGGGTTATTTTAGAATTAGTAATAGAGGTTTTAAGTTCATCGAAACTGGAGGAATATATTTCTCCAGAAGTTAGGGAGCAATTTAAAGACATTTCAAATAATGCCGAGGTAATGAATATAGTTTTGAAAGTAGTAAATTATATTAATGGTGAATTATTAAAATCATTTGATAATAACAATGACGGTAAAGTAACTGTTGAGGAGGTGGAGAGTGATATAGTTGATTGTTTTATGTGCAAAAATGCCGGAGGATGTGCTTGCTATAAAGATGATGCGAGTTGTAAATGTTGCTCAGCATTTTATAAAAATGTTGCCAATATAATGGCTAAGTTTTTTATTAAAGTTTTATGCTGTGGTTGTGAAAAAAATTATATTACCCGTAGACAATGATATTAATAAAAATGCTCTATTTGTTTCAGAAAGTCCAAAACCTTTTTAATATTACAAGGTTTGTGAAATACAATATCTAAACTGTGCAGATCATTTACTATTATAACTTTACACGTAAAGGAATTTTCTATTAAAAATTCTAAAATTTCTTTTTTATAGATATGATCATATATATTATATGATGGTATAACCATACCATCATTAGTATATTTTCTCCACTTTAACAAATATTTATTATCTATAAGTGTATCGGCATCTTTAATAATTGAATAAGTTAATTCATCATTTACAGATTTTATTCGTTCGTTACCCTTTTGATATATTGTTTCCGTGTAGTACTTTTTTTTAATTTTATATGTATTGTTAATACATTGAATAATTTTATGGATGGTGTTTTTAGGAACTTCATTATTAAATGTATAGTTATTTTGTTTTTGCCCAACCGATATGATAATGTTTTGGTTTTTATTAGATAATTGCAAGTATTTTTCTAAAAATATATTCATTGTTATGTAATACATTATATCTCTAAATATTCATAAATCAAAATTTTAAATTTATAAATTTTTTTCCCAAACTGAAACAAAATAGGCATTGTCAGGAGACCATCTCCCCAGTGTTGTCCGGACCATATTTTTCTGTTTTTAAAAATACATCACTTTTATAAAGTTATTAGATGACATTGTTTTATAAAATTCAATGATTTTGCTAAAAATTGCGCTACTTCCGTCTCATAATTTTTTCTTTTTTGTTTTATTTTTCCTAAGTTTTTTTTCGTTCATCTAAAAAAGTATCACTATTTATTTTATTATTATACATACTTAAATATAATAAGAAAAAAATATTTAAAATTATTATAAAACTATTTAATAAATTTATGAGTCATCGGATCATTTGGATTCAGAGTTTCGCACGGAATATTATTTACAATCATTGTGCTATGAGTTTCGAGTAAAACATTGTAAAGAGTGTCCTTCTTTCCTCGTTTGACTTCTGTAACGCCCCCCATTTTAATGAGATTTCTTGCTCTTACTAAGTTTTTACCAGCTATATGATAAATTAGTTCATGAACGTGTGGTTCTAAATCTTTTTCTTGGATGAAGCTATCGTCAAGATACACTCCGTGATTTCGTCCGATATAAGTATTTTTACTCGGAACTTTTTTACCAAAAGCGTGCTTATTGATAAAAATTAGATTGTCATCCGAGTTGATGACTTTTACCACTTGTTTTATTTTTAGACCATTGATTGTATTATATGTAGACAACATGTCAAATCTAATTTTTCCTTGGTCGGTTTCTACTTTTGTATCTCCTAAGAAACATATACCAGCCACATTCCAGGCCTCTACTGTAATCTCCTGCTCCGCGTCATCGTCGTCGTCGTCCAAGACGGGCTCTCCGTCCTCATCTAAAGCGTAAAAAAAAATCTCATATGCAATATAACTACCTACACTCACATCAGAAATAAATTCCATTGTGAGTGTTTCTCCACTAGCCCATTCAAAAGTTTCATCCATTAGTTCATCCGCCCCTATTTCGTTTGAAACATCGCCATCATAATGAAACTTGATATCTACATCGCCCGGATATCCCGCGGCAATATACACTGCAAAGTGGGATGCATTGGTTTGTGTCCAAGTAACATCAACCGTCCCATCTCCATTCTGCGTTATATTAACATTTGAGAATGCTGCTGCCATTATTGTTATAATATAAATGTATATAATTTTTTTCTTTGTTATTTTAAAAAAACAAAAATTTACCGTTATCAAATTTATGATATTATTTCATATTATAAATAATTAGTTGCTTTATGATTGCGTATATTTATATTTCGATGAAGTAAGGTATCAATACTGATAATAATTGTAAATAATAAAATATTTGTTAGGGTTCTTTTTTGTTTATTAACAAAGAATAAATATAGTATGTATATCACTAATGAGAATAAAAGATTATGCATAATACCCTCCCATTTTGGCCATTTGTAAAATTTTTATAATATTTTTAGCATTTATAATATATACACATAATAAAATTATCATTACGATGATTAAGACATTAATTATATTTGGAGCATACATCGCGTATAAAATATTATCGATATTAATCATTTTTGGCCAAATATTAATATTTTATAAAATATTTCACAACATTAGTAATTCTAAGTCGTCCTTGCATTTTCTATGAATATATTTATTATTCCAACTAGAAATTTTCATTATATTTAATAATTTAAAACACATACAACATTTTACATCTGAAAATTCTAAAATAATATGTATTAATTCACCAGGAAGTTTCATGTATACATATCTATTAACTACCTAACCTATAAGTGATTTAATATTTTCAGGAAGAGGTGTAATTTCGGTTCGATAATGATTTTGGATTTTTGTGAGTTTCTCAAATTCTTCCTCGGTGACAAGATTAATGGCGATTCCCTTTCTCCCAAAACGACCACTTCTACCAATGCGATGTATATATGTCTCTACATATTTAGGAATATCATAATTAATGACAACTTCGACTTGCTGTACGTCAATTCCTCGTGCAATAATATCCGTCGCAATTAACACCCGACTATTACCTAGGCGGAAATCTTTCATAGTTTCATCACGCTGCGTTTGAGTTCTAGAGGCGTGAATTACAGAAACTACGTGGTTTTCGGCCTCCAACTGATCTTTGAGATAATCAGCCTTTCTTTTAGAATTTACAAAAATTATTGTCTGTTTTATTCTAAGGCGGTCATATAAATCATACAGAGTTGCAATTTTGTAACTTTCCTGTTCGACACCCAAATAATATTGCTTAATACCCTCTAATGTAATCATATCTGTTTGAACTAATATTTTTAAAGGATTGTTCATGAATTTACCGGTAATTTCAAGTGCGAAATCGGGCATAGTCGCACTAAACAAGCAAACTTGTGTCTCACTCGATACAAATCGAAAGATATCACATAATTGATCTTTAAACCCCCTCGAAAGCATCTCGTCCGCTTCGTCCATTACAAAACATTTCAATGAATTAGTTTTAAGAGCGTACCGCCGCATCATATCATATATTCTACCGGGCGTTCCTATTACGACTTGGACACCTTTATCTAGTTTTCGGAAGTTTTCTTCTACACTTGTTCCTCCCATAATTAATGCCGAGGTTAATTCTAAATAAGTATTAAAAGCGTCAAAATTAAATTTAATTTGGTTTGCCAACTCCCTATTAGGACAAATAATAATAACCTGCACCTCATTAAGAGATTTATCTACTCGTGCCATAGAACCTATTAAAAAACTAGCAGTTTTCCCTGTACCAGATTGAGCCTGGGCAATTATATCACGTTTTTTTATAATAGGAAGAATTGCTTTCCGTTGAATAGCAGATGGTATCTCAAATCCAAATCCATAAATACCTCTTAATAAATCTTCTGATATATCTAAATCGTCAAAAGTTTCAATGTCTTGATAAAATTCTTCGGTTGTAGTCGTCATTATACATAATAAGTATACATAACTTTAAGTTATAAAAAGTGTGCATTATAATTATGTTTAATAATAGTAATAGGATGGCAGTCCCTATAACTAATATATTTAATTCTTTAATAGATACTTATGAAAAGGATACCGATACGTCAGTTGATACTTTATACAGTATTATTTCGCAAAAAGACGACCTTATACAAAATTTAAAAGATACTAATGAAGGACTTAGTGGAATAATTACTAAATTTAATGCGAATATTGATAAAACAAATAAAAAAGTTACTCACGTTTTATCGCAAATTTCGACAAACCAAGATATATACCAAATAATGATTAATCAAAAGAACCTTAAGAGTAAAATAAATTTACTAACAGAGCATAAGAAAAAACTAACAAATAAATTACTAACAAGTAACGCTAATTATAATAACTTAAAACAAACCTATTTTGGTTTAAATACTTTATATATTGATAAATTTAATAGTGCAATACAAATCCATACAGATAATTCTATTTTAGAAAATAAAATTAGTATGTTGGAAGATAAATTAGCAAATACTAATAATATGTTTAAATGTCAGATATGTTTTAATAACATTATCGATATTATTATTATGCCATGCTTTCATATTTATATATGCAAGGAATGTGTGGAACAAATTATAGAAAATACCGATGATAACGCGGTGGTTAATTGTCCAGTTTGCAATGAACAAATTATGGAATATAAGAACATATACTTACCAATTTAAAATCAAAAATATATATATAGATGTATTCAAAAATTACAAATCCTAAAACAGGGGCACAAGTTTCAATTAAATCAAAATTAGGTAAACGTATTTTAATAAATTATTTAAATGTTTTGAGTGGCGGGGCACACCTGGACGGAGAGGGAGGGCCCGCGGAGAGGTGGGAGATCCACCCCTCATTAGTCACGCCGGACCGCATGGAGACTTGGGAGGAGACTCGCGAGCATCATTCCAGTGCCCAGACGAAGGCTTTACGCATTATGGCACAATGTGTAGAAACATCTATTGGATTGAAACTGGCTGCGCTATATATCCCTACTGAAGAGTCGTACCCAGAAAGTTTACACCGCGCCCTCAATGATGCTCTTCATATAAATCCTGCTGAGGGGGATAGACTAAAAATATGGTTAAAAGAGGTATTCACGCTCCATCTCAGCGCGGAGCACACCCCGTCGGTTCCAGAATGGTGGCAGCAAACTTATTCACATTTGCCACCACACGATACTATAAATATTCACTGTTCAATTGTTATGAATATTATTCACCTGATTCTTGTAGCACGTCCGTTTTTCCCGTTGGAGGATTTTTACCTTATGGGAGCTACTATTGTCGCGATGGTATTACCAGAAGGTTCACTTGCTGACTGGCAAATTACTTCCCTTATCCCCCGTCATAACTCCCATGAAGTAGCATCGATGAAAGTATTGATATTAACGATTATTAACGTTGATCCCTGCTGCGACCGGGATTGTTCACACATATCGCCCACACTTTCCGCACGCTTAGCCGCAGTGGAAGACGAAGAGACTCAAGATTGGTCCCCGACCAATGGTTGGGTTGATGATATACGGGGGCGCGATGTTCCTGGTGAGAGAGTTATGGTGGACTTGCCATTCGGGGATCCTGATGATGAACGTTTTATAACTGTTGAATATCCTCAACAATGGGCCACAATAGATGCTGATGGAGGTATAATTATAACCGATCCGCGCTAACCTTAATAGCACATATTGGTAATTTATATTATTAAATAGTCATACATACTTATAGTATTTCAACTGTCAGTGCGAATGTCTATAATGAAAGTATAGAAAATAATCACCAATTTAATATGTTAATATATTATATATTTATACTAAATGAGTAAATGTGCAAAGGGAACTAGACAATCACCGATTAATATAGACACTAGCAATGTTACAAATTGTGGGGCGACGTGTGATTTATTATTTTATTATAGAAGTTCAACAATAAATTTAGCAAATATAGGAAATAATATCATATTTACCTATGATAACGGTTCGTATATTGTATATAATAATGAGGTATATGAATTAGAAAAGATATCTTTTTTTACGGCATCTGCGCATAAAATAGATGGCGATAATTACCCTATTGAAATGAATTTATACCATCGCTCACCAAATACAGGACGAATAGCAATTATTTCAATAATGTGTATAATAAATGGTGCGGCGTCTAAATCACATAGTACTTTAGAGGTTTTTTCGGCCGCTTTTCCTAAATTAGGTCGTAAACAAACTACCACAACCTCTAGTGATTGGAATATTTTTGAAGCATTACCTGAAATAAAATCATTTTATTCATATGAAGGATCATTACCACGTGAACCCTGTGACGAGGGTGTTACGTGGATTGTTTTCGAGAATAGCATTAATTGCAGTGCTACATTTCATAATAACCTCGAAGCACTCATTAAAAATAATACGAGAGATGTTCAGAATCTTAATACACGGACTATTTATTATAATGCTAATACGGCGAAAAAAAATAATAGAAATTATGGGAGTAATTTCAGGTGCTACACAGAAAAAGAATTTAACAAAGCTTGCTCGTGTTTGAATACACAGACGGATGTTATTAAATATAAGAATCGTTTGGCGTTAATGGGTATTATACTTGCTATATTAGTTATTATCATTTTATTAATCGTTTTATATTTACGCGATCAAGGAGCATTCGAGGGCATAACCGCCAAATTAGGAGGTATAGGCGGCGGGTCAGGTGCGGAAGATGCTGCCGTTGCTGCAAGTTCTGGTATGGGAATGACATATCGCGCCCGGTCATAAAAGATTATTATATAATTAGTTTTATTATACAATAATCATTAACATATTTAATTAACCGTTTAGTGATATAGAAAATTATTTATATAACAACGTCTCTATTAAATTATAGCTACTCACCGCGCGTCAACTTTTAAGAGTTTTATAATTTTTTTTAATTTTTTAATTTCGTCTCGTTGTCGTCTAATTACATCTATATACTTTTCTTCTTTTTTTTCAAATTCTTGTTTCAGCGTAATTCTATAGAAAAAAACTGTTTCAAAAATGGGTTCCTCCCCATCATCTTTATAATGATAGCGTTGGACACTCCATTTTTGCCGACCATTTGATAACTGCACGTATGCATTTTCTTTTCTTATTAACAATCCACCTGTTCTAAAAACCTGTTTATGTTGCTTATCTAAAGTTATATATCTAACATGTCTATCTAATTCAATGTCGTCGACACTATCTGCTCTTTCGTATTTTTTTAATTTTTCTTTCATGGCTTCTTTTGTCTGCAGTTGTGATGTAAGCGTACCGCCTGTAGGTCGTTCATATTTACTTGTTGCTAAATTTTCTAAGTAAACTCCCTTACTCATTATACTAATATATAGTATATATTTTTAAATAAATATTTCGAGGTAGATAATCTATTAAATTATATTTGTATATCATAAATGGGTTATGGATACTTAGCATTAGCTGTTAAAAGCGAACACGATAATTATTTGGTTGGTAATCCCCAATTTACTTACTTTAAAGCGGTGTACAAGAGACATACTAATTTTTCTTCCGATTTCCAGGAGATTACATTCGCGCATAATACAGAGGATTGTTGGGGTAAAAAAATATATTTAAAAGTTCCCAAAAATGGTGATTTAATTCATCGATGTTATTTGACTATAGATGTAGATATTACGGGTTCTGGACCAGAAAGAGAATTTGGTGGCTTGAAAGATTGGGATTTAGCTACTTGGGGCGGAGGTAGTGGTACCTACAGTTATGCCCCATTCGCATATAATTTTATAGAATACATTGATTTATATATTGGGGACCAATTAATTGATAGACACTATGGCGAGTGGTTACATATTTGCCACGATTTATTTGAAAATTCACAAAAAAGTTTAGCATTAGCTAAGATGGTGGAACTCAATACTTCTACCAATGATTCTGCAAAACGTCTATACATCCCCCTTAAATTTTGGTTTAATAATGATGTGGGTATGTCATTACCGTTATTAGCTTTACAATATAGTGATGTAAAATTTGAAATTAAATTTAATAAAAAGACAGAAGTGTCCAAATTTTCAAGCGGACAGGCTATGGAATCGGCGATCACTATTAAAGAAGTTAAAATTTTGGTAGAAAATATTTATTTAGATCAAGACGAGCGTCGCGCGTTTTCGAGTAGTAAACACGAATATTTAATTACGCAGGTGCAATCAAGTCTAAACAACACTATTTCGAATCTCGATAATTTATGGGGTAACACTGACGCCGCCGCTACTACCAAATTTCAGGCTCTGCGTCACAAAATAGATTTAAGATTTACCCACCCAGTTAAAGAATTATTTTGGACCATTCAAGACAAAACAGGTATTAAAATTCCTCATATAAATGCTGCCGCTACCGCTGTCGCCCAAACTGAGTCATTTACTAATACGGGATGTTTTAAATATAATTACTGGAATAATTATAGAATAGGGCAAGACCAAATGAATAATTGCACCCTCGTTTTAAACAATAAGGAGTTAATGGATGAATTGCCTGCTACATTTTTTAGAGACGTCCAACAATATCAATACCACGGCAGTTATGGTATCGAACATATTTCAGTATTCCCAAGAACACGTTTGAACCCTCTTCCTAATTATCAGGACTATAGTAAAGGCAGTGGTGTTTATTCGTATTCATTTTCATTATATCCTGAAAACACCCAACCATCGGGGTCTTTAAACTTTTCAAGATTACAGGGTGCGCAACTTAAATTCGGATTAAATAAGGGCAAAGAATGGGCCGAAACAACTGCAGGCGACGTTACACCTGTACAAAATAAGGTGGTAACTATATACGCTGTGAATTATAATGTTTTACGTATAATGAGCGGTTTAGCAGGTTTAGTATTTACTAATTAATATGTAATAATTATAAAATTTATATAAAGTAAAATTTTATAAATATTGTGTAATAGTATATTAATAGACAAGTATGTCCGGTTCTAAAATTATTATTTTATCTAAAGGAGAACAAGATACCTACTTAACTGCGGATTCCAATCATAGTTTTTTTAAAAGTAGTAGTAAAACCTATAGTTATTTTGCACAAAATTGGCATGTAGTTTCGCCTGGTTCTGATTTTAAGTTTGATAACGCTGATAATACAGTCATACGACTTCCATTAGAGGGGGATTTAATAAGCAATATGCTTATCAGAATAAATATTGATGGTACTAATTTGAATAATGATACTGGTAAAAATTATGCCCTACAATTGATAGATACGATAACTTTTAAATATAATGATAAAGTTTTAAGCACCTTAGATTATAATTACATTTCGATGTATCATAAATTAAACTGTGAGCATACGGAATATAAAAACTTTATAGATATGGTTTCATTAAATGCTAATTCTTTAGAAAATACTTTCCCTGGAATAAATCAATCAGTCGATGGTAATTTCGTATATGTCCCTTTACCATTTTGGTTTACGAAGAATCCGGGTTCGGCATTTCCTATATGGTTATTAAGTAATCCACAACTTACAGTAGATATAAAATTACGAAATAAAACTCACATCCAAAGTTTGGATTTATTAATTCAATATACAAATTTATTATCTAAAGAAAAAGACGTATTTAAAACGAGTTCTCTGGAATATTTAATTGAGCAAGTTGATATCGTTAATAAGACACTAATCGATAATAAAAAAAGTGTCAAAGTCGATTTACCCAGAGATAAATATGTCAAATATTTATTATGGAATGTTTTAGATACAACTCCCTCAACGTTTGATTTTCTTAGTAAAGATGTTATAGAAAAAACCTCAATTCTTTTAAATGGTAATCCCGTATTAAATAACGCCCATAAAAGTATTACTAGTGTATTAAACAGATACAATTACTTTAATACACCCTATGTAAATGGTCTAGATTTATATAACACCGACATGACCAAGTATGCAAAATACACTGATAAAAACGATTTGAATATTCATATACAATCTTTTTGCCTCGATCCTTTGAAATTTCAATCGAGTGGATTTTTGACTACAGATAAATTTAACAATTTTACTTTAGAAATTAACATGCGCGACACTGCACAGACAGGTACCTTACACGTATATATAATTAAACACAACATCCTGCGAATTAAAGATGGGGTTTTAAATTTACAGCACAACTAGTCCTTTAAATGATTTTTAAATATAATAACAGGCAATTTAATTAAAAAAATTATTTATATAGAATTATTTTCTTATCTATATATATAAAATATGGGAGGCGGACTTATGCAATTAGTAGCTTACGGCGCACAGGACATTTACCTTACCGGTAATCCACAAATCACGTTCTTCAAGGTAGTTTACAGACGCCACACCAACTTCGCAGTAGAATCCATTGAGCAAACCATCAATGGTTCAGTTGGCAGCGGAAGCAAAGTTTCAGTAACAGTAGCAAGAAACGGCGATCTCTTAAGTCGCATGTACATTCAACTCACTGGAAACAATGCGAGCAATGACCACAAGGGTTTTGATGCCATTGACTACGTAGAAGTAGAAGTTGGCGGACAGGTCATTGACAAACATTACGGTTGCTGGATGAAGATCTGGTGCGATCTCACCCATGACGGTGACAAGAAAGCCATGTTAAACACCATGTTATGCGGCGGCAGCACCTGTGGCTGCGGTGGCGCCACTGGCGGCGCGGGCACTCTCCAAACTATTCCTCTCCAGTTCTGGTTCTGCAGAAACCCAGGTTTAGCACTTCCCCTCATTGCTTTACAGTACCACGAAGTCAAACTTAACATTAAATTCTGCACAATTGGTTCAACAGCAAGTGCTGAAGTATGGTGCGACTACATTTTCTTAGACACCGACGAAAGACGCAGATTCGCTCAGGTCAGCCACGAATACTTAATTGAACAGGTCCAATACAACAACGGCGCAGCCATCGACAGCGCAATCAACCTTAGATTCAACCACCCAGTTAAGGAAATTGTATGGCAAGCCGTCGCAAACGGCACTGGTTGCTGCGGAGCGAAAGTTGGTCAAGCCGAGTGCTGCGACGTTGTATTACAGCTCAACGGTCACGACCGCTTCAGAAAACGTTCAGGTGACTATTTCTGCGACACCCAGAGATACGAGCACCACACTGGTGCCCCTTCAAGTGCCGCTCTTAACACTGTTGCGATGGGTGCGGTCACCATCGCCAACCCTCCAACACAGGCAAACGTTAATGCCGTCATCGCCGCACTCACTTCCGCCAAAACCAACCCATGCGTTGATGCCGGTACCGTCTACTGCTACTCCTTCGCACTCAAACCAGAGGAACACCAGCCATCAGGAACCTGCAATTTCTCCAGAATTGACAACGCTGTTATGCAGGTAACCCAGACCACCTCCGCCACCCTCGCCGATAAAATCGACGTCTACGCCGTCAACTACAATGTACTCAGAATCATGAGCGGCATGGGCGGTCTCGCGTACTCCAACTAAATCATCTCTTAGAGTTAAATTATATAGAAAACTTAATAATTTTTTAATTATTTTTTTTTCACATTAATGCACCTTTCGTAATCATTTAAATATATACCAATCATATATACTCGTTATTGTCTCCTAATCATTTTAATATTTAGTTATTTTGTAAAATTATTTTCTTATCTATATATATAAAATATGGGAGGCGGACTTATGCAATTAGTAGCTTACGGCGCACAGGACATTTACCTTACCGGTAATCCACAAATCACATTCT